GTGGATGATGGGCCGTAATCCGAAAATGAAGATCATTCAGGCGACGCACACGACAGAATTAGCGGTTAACTTTGGTCGTAAGACAAAAAACATGATTGAGAGTGACGATTTCAAGGATATTTTCCCTGAAGTTAAGCTGGCAGCGGACAGTAAGGCCTCTGGTCGGTGGGACACGAACCGTGGTGGTATGTACTATGCGGTAGGTGTTGGCTCGAACTTGGCTGGTCGTGGTGGTGATTTGGTGATTATTGATGATCCGCACTCGGAACAGACGGCGATGAGCAACACTGGCTTTGATGATGCGTGGGATTGGTACACAGGTGGTCCTAGACAGCGTTTACAACCGGGCGGGTCAATAGTTATTGTTCAGACTAGATGGTCTGAGAAGGACATGACGGGCCAATTATTACGTGCGATGGCAAAAGACCCGTTGGCGGACCAATGGGAAGTTGTGGAGTTACCGGCAATTTTTGAAGATGGGACTCCGTGCTGGCCTGAGTATTGGAGTTTGGAGGATTTGACTGCGGTAAAAGCGTCGATTCCTCCGTCTAAGTGGAACGCGCAGTATCAACAAAATCCTACGGGTGAAGAGAATGCGATCATTCGACGCGAGTGGTGGCGTGTTTGGGAGCCTGAAAAGATTCCGCAATTGGAATATGTGATACAAAGTTACGATACGGCTTTTAGTAAAAGGGAAACGGCGGACTATTCTGCGATTACTACGTGGGGTGTATTTTATCCGAACGAGGGTGGTTCGGGTCCCAACTTAATTTTGTTAGATAGTAAAAAGGGACGTTGGGATTTTCCTGAGTTGAAACAAGTTGCGCTTGACAACTATAAGTTTTGGGAACCTGATACAGTTATTGTTGAAGCCAAAGCTAGTGGTATGCCTTTGACACACGAGTTAAGAAATATGGGTATACCAGTTGTTAACTTTACACCGAGCCGCGGTAACGATAAGGTGAGTCGAGTACATAGTGTATCGCCATTGTTTGAAGCAGGGATGGTTTGGGCCCCCGATGAGACTTTTTCGGACGAGTTAATCGAAGAAGTGGCTGCTTTTCCTAATGGTGAGCATGATGATTTGGTAGATAGTATGACACAGGCGCTTATGCGCTATAGACAAGGAAACTTTGTACAACTGCCAACAGATGACTGGGAAGATGACGAAAACCATGCTAAAGTGAAAGCGTATTATTAACTTTTTTTTATGGAAGGCCTGCAAATGAATAGTGCCGCGGTAAATCTTGGAGCGGGCGGATTTGTCTCCTACTTTGAGGACGGCGGAGCTACGGTCGTTTTAGGTGGTGAGCAATTACCTCCACCTGTACAAGAAGAAGAGTTTGACGAGCGCGGCGTAGGAACCTTCTTTGCAGAACAATATACACCTTTCATGGACCCTCCGGAAGGCGCACGGTTCGATGCGGACAGACAATCTGAGATAAGAGCGTCTGGTAATCCGGGTTCCGAGGCCCGCGAAACATATTATCCGGAAGGTAATACTTTTTACGAAACCCTACAACAAGACTACGACTATCCGTTAGTTCAAGACCCTATAGAGGGTCCAAATCGTCATGGTCGGCCAGCCGGTCGCCAAGATTTACCCACCCCTCAAGAACTAGCGGACACTCGTGGGCACATGTTGGGTAGTGCTTTGATGGCCGCGGACTACGGCCCAAAGACCGCAATGACGGTAGGAAACCTTGGAGAAGATATTGGTTTCTCAAATCGCTTACATCGTGCTATGGATAAGCGGAACAACGCGGTAGGTATTTCAATTTTTAAAGCGGCTGGTATAGATGCGACACCTGCTCAGTTGGCAAAGATGGTGGACGCAAAGATATTTAAACAGCTAGATGTAATTATGGGACGTGGTGCGAATGATCGTAACTTTAAGAGTCCCGAGAAGGGCCCCGATCTCTATATACCCAGAGATCAGTACGGTTACTTCATATCGGAATATTAGGAGTAGCAATGGCAAATGGTAAACCAAACGCAGGGTTGATGGACGTACCATCACAGTTAGACCCGGACGATTTAGCGGCTGAAGTAGAGATTGAGTTGCCGGATAGTGCTAACGTGGTGATGGCAGACATTGAAGCTGAAGATGTTGGCTCCATTGAGATAAGCCCAGAAGATGATGGCGGTGTCATCATTGATTTTGACCCACAGGACCAGCGTGGTGTTAACGAAGATTTTTATGCTAACTTGGCAGAAGAGATGCCCGACAGAGAGTTGGCGCGTATTTCAAGTGATTTGCTGGGTGAGTTTGATGCTAACAAAGCAAGTCGCCAAGAGTGGGAAGATGCTTACACTAATGGTTTGGAGCTTTTGGGCTTTACTTACGATGAGCGTACTCAGCCTTTCCGGGGAGCCTCCGGAGTAACCCATCCATTGCTTGCAGAAGCTGCAACGCAATTCCAAGCGCAAGCTTTTAACGAGCTTTTACCTGCTTCGGGTCCCGTCCGTACTGTAGTAATGGGTAAGGAAACTGCTTCTAAAACGCAGCAAGCTTCTCGTGTACGTCAGTTCATGAACTATTACATCACGAGTGTTATGGAAGAATACACACCTGACATGGATCAGATGTTGTTTTATCTCCCTCTTGCAGGTTCTACGTTTAAGAAGACATATTTTGACGAAACAATGGGCCGTGCGGTATCTAAGTTTGTCCCTGCGGAGAACTTGGTTGTTCCGTATGAGACCTCGGACCTCGAAACATGCCCTAACATCACGCAAGTGGTGCGTATGTCACTTAACGATCTGCGCAAAAGGCAGATTGCAGGCACGTATTTAGACGTTGAAGTTATCCCTGCACAGAAAGAAATGTCTGATTTAGATGGTGAGATGGACCGTATCGAAGGTATGGAACCTAACCAGATAGATTATGACTGCACAATTTTAGAATGCCACGTCGATTTAGACTTGGAAGGTTATGAAGAGCTAGATACTGACGGAGAACCTACAGGAATTAAGGTTCCTTACGTTGTCACGTTGTCCGAGGACAATGGTCAGGTGTTGTCGATTCGTCGTAACTACCTTGAAGAAGATGAGCTAAAAAGAAAAATACAATACTTTACCCACTTTAAGTTTTTACCGGGATTCGGTTTCTACGGGTTAGGTTTGATCCATACGATTGGTGGTTTGTCACGAACCGCTACAGCGGCGCTGCGACAGTTAATCGACGCCGGTACGTTGTCTAATCTGCCAGCAGGCTTTAAAGCCCGCGGACTACGGATCAGGGACGATGACGATCCGTTGCAGCCCGGTGAGTTCAGAGATGTGGACGCACCCGGAGGGGCTATACGTGACAGCCTTATGCCGCTGCCATTTAAAGGCCCTGACCAGACGCTATTTAACTTACTAGGTTTTGTAGTAGAAGCCGGTCAGCGTTTTGCGACGATCACGGACCTCAAGGTTGGTGACGGTAATCAGCAGGCTGCGGTAGGTACAACCATTGCTATGATGGAGCAGGGTACTCGTGTAATGAGTGCTGTGCATAAGCGTTTGCATTACGCAATGAGGCAGGAGTTTAAGATTCTTGCGCGTGTAATGTCAGAAAGTTTGCCACAACAGTATCCGTATACTGTACCGGGTGGCGACGAAACCATCATGAAAGAGGACTTTGATGACCGTGTAGACGTAGTTCCGGTCAGCAATCCTAATGTATTTAGCCAAGCGCAGCGTATTGTTATGGCGCAGACTAAACTACAACTGGCGTCACAAGCGCCAGAACTTCACAATTTAAATGAAGTGTATCGGGACATGTACGAGGCACTTGGCGTAACTGACGTTGACCGTATTATGAAAGCGGTTCCGACAGATGAGCCTGTACCTATTGATCCGGCACAAGAAAACATTAATGCTCTAGACATGTTGGAGCTACATGCTTTTGAAGGGCAAAACCATCAAGCGCATATCACGGCGCACTTGGTATTTGGCGCATCACCCATGGTTGGTGGTATGCCTCCGGTTGCTATTAGCTTGCAAAAACATGTGATGGAACACGTACAGATTGCTGCAAAAGAACAAGCGGCTGTTGCATATTTACAACAAGTGCAACAAAAAGGTGGCCAACCTGCAACAGATGACGAAATGTTAGAAGTTGAGAAGATGACTGCTCAGTTTGTAGCAGAAGGCTTGCAGCAGGTTAAACAACTATCTGGCGAACTGTCAGGTGCCGGGGCCCCTGATCCGTTGGTTCAGCTTAAAGAGCAAGAACTACAGATTAAGGCACAAGGCGATCAGGCCGATCAAGCGATTGACCAAGCCAAGGTTGAACTGGATGCACAGAATCAGCAGATGCGTGGTTCGCAGTTTGACAGGCGTCTGGCTTCACAAGAAGCACAAACACAGGCACGTATTGACTCTGCTATGCAACGTGAGTTGTTAAAGCAGCGAGGTGACCAATAATGATGGGTAAAAGCCTTAGTTACGCATACGCAGAAGGTGGCGCAGTACCTGTTGGTATGGAGTTTCCTAGACTTGTTGAGCCTCAAGCTTATACCGAGGAACAACTCGCAGTAATTGACGAAGCAAATGCTCGAAGAATAGCCGCAGAAGCTTCTATTGCAGAATCTAGGGCTGCGCGGGAAGCGCTTCATGCCGCTAACCCGCATATAGATTTTAGTGAAGCCGGTCATGCGGCGGCACTTGCCGATGCGCAGAGATATTTAGCGGAGGCCGCGGCTCGTGGAGATTTAGCGGGGAATCCTAGGGCACAATCACCGGGTATGGCAACTCCGGGGGTAGACCTGGCCAGTCCTTTTGACCAACAACCTGTAGATACTACGGGTGGTTTTAATGTTGGTGACGTTGTGTTGCCTGACGCGACGGTTACGCCCGAATATCAACCGACTAATTATCCTACATACACACCACCGCCTACTACGTTTACCGATATGACGGGCCTAGGTGCAGATGCGGGACAATCGGATTATCAAGAATTTATTGCACAAAATCCGCAACAAACAGCGACACAATATTCAACCTATACGCCGCCAGAGTTTCAAGGAGTGGGATCGTATCTTACTCCGCAGCAGGGTTCATACCTTATGTATTCGACACCCGGTAGTGTATTTAAAAGACCTGAAGGAGGTTAAGATGAAAGGTAAAGTAAAAGTAAACGGTTCAGCACCGAAAAACCCACCAAAGCCGGTGGAGTATGCACAGATTGATAAACAGGGTCGTATTCCCTACGGCAAGACTGCAAATGTCTCTGTACCAAAATCTGTTGTAGATTATAATGGCGCATCGCCTACCAAAAGAGAAACCGCTCGTGGCATGGGTGCCGCGAAACGTGGTGGTAGTTACATAGGTTGTTAAGATGCCGTTAAAGAAGGGTAGTAGCAACAAAACGAAAAGCCAGAACATCAAAAAGTTGATGGATGAAGGCTATGAACAGAATCAAGCAGTTGCTATTGCTTTGTCTAAGGCTGGGGAAACGCCTGCCAAGCGTATGGCACGTGGCGGAATGGTAAAGGGTTTTAGCCCAATTGCGCGGCCACAACGTTTTCAAGGAGTTTTCTAATGGCAATAAGAGGAAGAGGTAAGGGTTTAGAGCCTCGTATACCCACTAAACCGGCAGCACCTGTCAAACAGGCCGTAGCGCCAGTTCCTGAAATTGATTTGTATACAATGCCGCCGCAACAATTGCCGCAAGCTGTTATAGCACCACCTAAAGGTCAGCCCATACAAATTCCTGTGGGTGTAGCACCTGTTGTAGCTCCCCCCGTTGCAGTAGCTCCGCCTCCACCTCCGGTAGCGCCAGCACCCGCTCCTGTACCTATTCCACAGATTGATCCTGCGGTATTAGCACAAATACAAGAACAGTTTAATATTCCTGCACCAGCACCGGCACCAGCACCGGTCAAAGAGGTTGCTCCACCGCCACCGGTACAAGTAGCACCACCTAGAATTGAAGAACCACCGAAAGCACCGCCTCCTGTGCAAGTACCTCCACCATCATTTAGAACAGCAGACTTTCAAGATGGCAATGGCAATGGCGTAGACGATAGGGATGAACCAGTAGCACCACCACCTCCGGCAGCGGTTGCTCCACCACCGCCACCACCACCTGTGCAACCACAAGTCCCTCCGGCTATACCTCAAATT